TAAGCCTGACGCTCTTTCTCATCGAATTTCGGAGGCAGGTCGTCGCCTCGTTTTCCCAGTGCTAATCTACTCATCGCCCCATCCAATCGTTTCTTGAGAAATAGGTCAGTCAGCCGCACAGACGGGTTTCTTACCAGTCGTAATCCATTCGAGAACATCTTCCCAATGCCCGCTGTCGGCCTGAAGAGTAATTGAGCATTTCGTCAACAACTGCAATTCACCTACGGCCTTCCATGAACAGGCGTGACGTCGCTTAATCACCGTGCATGGAACGTGAATGTAGTTGTCGCACACCCGCACATCGTCAAAACCTTGATCGTCCAGTGCCTCTTTTATTTCGTCGGTAGCCTCGAACATCACCGACACAGAATCACCAACGAGCCAATCACTGGCGTTGTAAACATCTCGACCATCCATCAGAAAAAATGACGCATCGATCGTGTGGTCATACTTTCGCAGCTTGAAGCAAATCATTGACATAAAAACCCCTGTTTTCTCGGACAGCTATTAGACGGGTTGCCCTCTATTCAACGGTAACTCTCACGCGAACGCGAACAATTCTTGCGCCTTTGAACAAACAGAACTTCTTTGCTGCCACAGCTTCGCGGCGACACCAAAACGTTTTCACTGATGGAGACGGTCTAGGATGTCGAGGATCGGCGTCATCGGCTTCAAGCCAATCGTTGCATAGTTCAGGAAAGGCGCTCCATCCCAGTAGTTTCGTTTTTCCTGATCTGGAAACCTGAAACGCCCATGCGTTCTGGTCTTCGAGTTCTAAGTCGCGTTTGAATTTGTGCCTCGCCATCTCTTACCCTCGCGCCGCTATCTGTTTGGTTTCGGTCACTTACTTTTCACAAGCTCCAATGCAGCAACCAGGACGCCAGCCGGTACAGCTTTGAACACATGGCCGCCGCGTTTGCGAATTGCGTCCGCGTACATTTCGGCAACTTCAGCATCGGCCAGATTGGAAGTCATCTGGACAACGTTCGAGTTCTCACGGCAGTACACGACGCAATAGGATTCCGCATCGAATTGAAAAACCTGCATTTGGCCACCTTTCCGGGGAACTAATCATGTTTCGTTCTAGTTTTCAGTCCCAATATGCGGTTGCGTCTTGCCAGTTTGGATACTGCCCCTCAAGCCACGCCTTCGCTTCGTTGTAGAGCTTTTCTCCGGCCGAGTAATCGCGTTGCTCGTACATCCCGACCCGGTGAATAACAGCCTCGCAGTCCGTAACGACGACGTCGTAATGAGTCTTCTTGAACTCAATCGCGACCGGGCTGACTTCGTGATAATTCGAAACCGAAAACCGCTGGGTCAGGTTGATGTGAGCGGACATGTCATAGAACGCGGCCTTGTAGAAAATCATAGCGCGAGTTCGGCACTTTTCGTCGACCAGCTTCGACCACATCGAATGGTCAGTCGGAACCTTCCTCCATCCGTTGGGCAGCTTCGCGGCAAGAAACAGCTTGTCGACCGGCTCGCCAAAAACCACACCGACCTTTTCGAGTTCCTCACGAACACCTTTCCGCATGTCCTTTGGAAGTGTTTCATTCGCGACGAAGTCCGCCTGGACCGCCGCCTCTTGGGCCTCAATGCCTCCCGGTAGACTCGCCGCCATGAAGTTTTTCATGTCACCATTCGCCAGAGCCAAAACTGCTGCTGGAGTCATCATCTCTTTCTTTTAAAAACAGGGTTAAAACTAACTCTTTCAACGAAACTTACTGCGTAGCGGTCACCTACGAATCCGAGTACAGACCGCGTCACACAACGCAGCGAGAATCAAACATCCCGTGCATCCACTGGCCAACAACACAAAACCTTGAACAGCTTCATTCATTTAAAAACTCCCTATTTTTCTCGAACGGAACCTATTTCGTAGCGGTGTTTTCACTTCAGTTTTGCGACATGCAAAAAGTTGTCACAGTGTTCACGAACGTCTTCCGGCGACCTGAAACCCATGTACATTCGCCAATCGTTTTTCACGGTTGAGTTAGTGAACAATCTGGTTGTGTCTGTTTTTGCTGGACCTTCTTCGACGAGCCACGCAGACGCGCCCCATGCGGCGACCGTATGGAATTCGTCCGACTGCATAGTCACTGGCTTCGTCAGCATCTCGCTTCGTTGATGCCTCAAGAATTCCGTACCGATTTTGGTGGCTTGGAAAGCCCCGGAATCAACACCAGAAACGAACGCGTATTCATCAAACAACCGACCTGCCGAAGGATTGCTGATTTCGTAAATACGGTTCTCGACAGCTCCGGTGAATGGGGTCAGCGTCAGGTCGTATCTATGATTGTGGATTCCGACCAGTAGTTTGGCTGAGTTCCAACCGTTCTTGTAAAGCTCGTGCCCTGGCCACGCCAAGAACATACGTGTAAGGCATTCATTGCGACTCTTCAGCACGATGCTGGAAACGTGCAAGGCGTGACAGTTGACGACCGATTTCATCAGAATCTTGTCGCCCGCATAGTTGAGCATCTTCACGAAGTCTCTGGCGGTTATCATTGCTCTATCTCTCCGCTACCAACTGGTTCCGTTGTAAAACTCACACCGCTAGTATTTCCTTATCGCTCTATCACTGCCAAAACGTCATCGAGTCGGCGTCGACCAACGGTTGACATCATTGGATCGATGGCAGCATCGTCAATGATTCTTCGAACGTCGTACTTAATTCTCTCGAACTTCACCGCAGCCTCTTCGCACAGTTCGACCAGTTCTTCGATACGCTGGAGGAGCGGGGCAACGTCGTCGAAGTCGCACCACTCGCCATCGTCCGACTGCGTTTCAACCAGACTGTCGGTTTCGTCAACCCAGATGTCGTATCGCTTGATTGGCGTTTTCGCTGGCTCAGTCATTGGCCTGGACTGAGTTTTATCGAACGGCCGCACGTCCTCGATTTGCGTCACCCGCAATTTCCGCGTGTCCTGCGATCCACATCGCGGGCAAAGCACACCAGGAACGACGTCACTCCTGTGCTCGTTCACGGTATTGCAGTCCCAACATTTGCGTTTGTGTGTGGTCAAAATTCCTCCATTTCTCCGGAACATTTCCGGTTGCCGTCAGCCAAACACTTCCACAATCAACGCTGGCCCGCGATCTCTCGACCCTGCGTGCTGGCGAAACCGAACTTCAGTAATCCACTTGGGGCCATCGTCCCGAAACCACCCGATCGCCACCAATGCGTCCTCGATCTCTTTCCAGCTTCCACGCCCGCAACTCGATGCGTCCCACAATCGCTGACCTGGCCCTAGAACCCGCGTTACCGTCAACGTGACAGGAACATCAAACGGAGTCCGTTCAAGCCCGCAGGAGCGAAATTTGGCCTCGAATTGCTTGCGTAGCTTTGCCGACGAGAACCACTTCGAGCCGCGCCCGTCGTTCCCGTTCGTCAAGTCGATGTCGAACCATTGCGAGTGCAAGAGCGTTTCCGTTGCCGTCCCTGACATGCTGTGCGTCCTTTGTTAATCTAGTGATTTTGCGTATTTCAGGCAGTTCTTGTTCTTGGCGAATGCGCCTATATATAAAGGGCCAAGGATTTTGACGAAAAAAGGTGACTCGAAGAACTATCTAATAAATTACAGGTAAGTATATATATATGTATTATATATAGATATAAATATCTGAAGAATAACGACTTACGACGATTCCTTACGAAAAAGTAAGCATGCAGGCAAGGCTACAGCCTGTACGTGGAAAGCTTTTCTTTGCTTGTTTTGACCTGTCATGGTTTGAACCCTTCCCCGCAGCGGTATTCAGTGGCCTTCCGTCCACTAGTTTCGACCTCTCGAACCTCGATCAATCCGTCTTGAATCGCGTGTCGAATGATCTTTTCGCGCTCGTCTGCGCGGATTGATCGGACCCGTTGGCCGATGATTTCTTTCCGCGTCCAGTCCTGAATCAGATCCAGGATCTTGTTGAGGTTTTGTTCGTGTGGAGAGTCCGCCGTTTTGAACTGGCTTCGCTCGAGCATGTTGTTCGTCAGCCAGTTCGAAAGGCGAATTCCCCAGTTCACGTCCTGAAGCTCAATTTTGAGTTCTCTGCCAGCGATCGGTGGACACCGCGAACAGGCCGCGAGGAGAGCCAACTTGCCCGCCTTCTCGTTGCAGCGACGCCATAGGGCGGCTTTGACTTCCGACTCGTCGCGTCGACTGTTGATAGCCTTTCGGTGGTTCATGTACCGCTCGTACGCGGCTTCTGTGTGTTCGATGCCGATCGGATTTGGACCGAGGTTTCCGGACCCGGGTGGAGAAAGATCAATCCAACTGGCAACTTCAGCCAAAAGGGCTTCAGAAAAACTCTCCACATCGCTTCCGTCGGAGTCGTCTGGATACCCAATGTGTTCGAAAACAAGCAATCGCCCCACCAACCCGTCAGTCAAGTTGCGCTTGGTTAGGCTGCTCCAAAACTCGTTGGCGACTGCCGTTCCATACACGCAAAGATGCGGTTGATTGATGACCGGATTTTTCTTCGTGTCAGCGTAGGCCCCTGGCTCGTAAAAACTGGTGGCTTCCGACCACGCTTCAAGCAAAACCGTGATTACGTCTGACATATGCGGATTACGTTCTGGATCTCGCATGGTTCGCAAGACCCCCGACAATTCGTCGAGTTGGAACAAGCTTGGGTTTTGCTTCATGAGAGCAGACACCATGCCAGCCGAGGATTTTATTTTTGTGGGCGCGAGCAATTCCGGGTGCCGCAGTTGCCGCAGGATGTTCTTGTTGACTTTGCGTGCGTCGTCTTTGCCGGCACCAGACGGAGCCAACGAAATGACATACGTGTTCGTTCTAAGGTTTCGGAAGTCCCGAACCTTGTGGCCAGTGATGACTGACATAAGGCTTATTGCACCCGCCAAAGCCAACTCTGGCATCGGCCCCAGCGAGGTCTTGGCGTTGTGCTCAAGCATCCGACCAATGATTCCACCGACAGAAAAAAGATCTGTCGGCAATTTCGCCGACTGCTTCGGTGGCCCGGGAGGCTTGGGACTGAGGATCGCCCCAAGTTCAACATACGGCCCGGTCGGTTCTTCATTGAAATCTGACCACTCGAGCCCGCCGATCGTGTCGCGGAGCGTGGTCCAATCATTCATTCCGCAAGATGAATGAAAGCAACCACCGCCCAAGCGCCCGCTTGGCTCCTGCGTAACGCAGCAGTCGCGGAAAGAGTTCTTTGTGGTGTGGGACTGGATTCCCGGGCATTCAATGTGCCAGCGGGTTGTGCCGTCCGATCCTTCTGTGCGTCCGATGATTTCGCGGCCATGCTTACTCAGCCACTTCGGAACGTCGAGCTGTCCTTCGCCGAATTCAGAAAAGCTCGAAAACCCAGACTGGGGAGAAAGAGTTTTCGGCTTATGGAGTGCGGCAAACCTTGCATTTATTCGTTCAATAACTTCGTTTGGAATCTCAGCCAGCGGGGCGGCGCTTGGTTCTGTTGTCCATCGTCGTGACCCGGCAGGCGGAAAAACCGTCTGGCAACCTTTGTCACCGTTCCCTAATCGGATCTCCAACCCATCGATTACGATCTTGATCTTTCCTTGGGGGATCTTGTCCGTCCAACGAAACAACACATGACGCCCACGAGCCGAGCGAAACGAAGGCGTCAAAGGGATATTCCCATCGAACAAATTCATCAGCGTTTCTTCTGCTTCTGGTGAATCACAATCAAAATCGATGAGGTTGGATCGTTGACCAAGCTGTACGCCAACCCCGTCATGAGCCACGGACCCGAACATCTGTTCCACAGCTACGCGGTTGTTTGTGGCGCGTCGCTGCCATTCGTTGCCGCCGACTGGAATCTTTCCCTGTACAGGAATGACCAACCAACCGAGTTCGGCATATTCCAAGGCGACTGCTGTCGGTGAAAAACTCATGTGCATCCGTGCTCAAAGTAATTAAAACGGGAGGTCCGCTTCCTCAAATGCGTCAACTAGTTCTGATTCTTCAGCCCATGACTCTGGTTTTGAATCCAACTCCACGCTCACGATCCGAACAAACTTCCCCTGCGGTCGCGTTGTGAGCTTTGTTGGGCTTGCCAACGCTCCTCGACCCCACAGTGACAAAGCTGAATCGATTTCCGTTGGGCATGGTGCATTGCTTCGAGCCGACCACCATAGAGCGGCCTTCGACCGTGCAAACCCATCGTGTTCAATACAGACCCATTCAGAAATCGTTTTTCGCTCGAGGTTTCCGCCAGTACCGTCTTCCGGAACGCACACGTAATCTATTCGCATGGTGTCTGGTGATCCGTGCTCGTTGTTCTTCTTGACGTGTCGGCTTGCATGAACTTCTTCAACAATCCAGACTGTTGGAGGGATGTCCGCTTCGAGAATAGGACTTCCGTCCGGGTTAGTTCCGTGGGAAGCAATTGATGGTTCTGGAAACTTCCAGCCGCATGTGCAGACACGGGCCGAGATTGGGTTTGGTTCTTCGCAGCTTGGACAAGACTTCGTTGGAGCGTCACCGCCAGAGCCTGTACTTCTTTGTTTGACTTTTTCTCCGAAGTCATCCGCGTCGATTGGACCGAACCGCTTGAGGTTTTCTCCGAAGTCCAGGATCAAGCAAGAATCCTTGCCTGGTGCGGTCCTGAGTCCACGCCCGACTATTTGAGAAAACAATCCCGGGCTCATCGTGGCGCGAAGCACGGCTATTGCGTCGATGTTTGGTGCGTCGAAGCCTGTGGTGAGAACATCCACGTTCACGAGGAAACGAAGCGATCCCGACTTGAATCGTTCTATGTTTGATGCTCGCTCCATTGGCAATGTATCGCCAGTGATCATTTCGCATTCGGAGCCAGACAGTTCGGATATTGCTTTTGTGGTTTTTGCAGCGTGATAAACAGAAGGAGAAAAAATCAGGATAGAGCGTCGGTCTGTTGTCTTCTCAACAACTTCTTTCACTGCTGATTTGATTTTGGCGTCGTCGTCGAACAACAACGCCATTTCGGATTGAACGAACTCACCGCCGCGAATGTGAAGTCCACTTGTGTCGACGGATGCTTCCGTTGGCGGTGATTCCAGCGGGCACAAGTAACCCTCACGAATCAGTCGACTGATTTTCGCTTGATAAACAACCTTGTTGAAAATCGAATCAGCCCGGGCAATCTTTCCGCCGTTTGTTCGGTAGTCTGTGGCCGTCATCCCCACAATGCGGATGTTTGGGTTGAGTTGCTGCATGTCCCGAATGAACGTCAGGTACATGCCTTCACCATCGAACGGCACAAGATGGCACTCATCGAAGATCAGCAGGTTTCGTTTTCCGAATTCGATTGCTTTTTTGTAGAGACTTTGAATTCCACCAACGATGATTGGCTCGTTGATTTGGTTTCGGCCAAGTCCAGCGGAAAACAAACCAACCGGAATCTCCGGAATGAGTTTGCGGATCTTCTCGGCGTTCTGGACTAATAATTCTCGGCGATGCGCGATAACCATTGCGCGGCCGCTGAACCGTTCCACCGCTTCTTGGCATAGCATCGCCGCAATCAGGCTTTTGCCTGACCCGGTTGGAGTAACAACCAGCGGGTTGCCTGGTGCGGAACACAAATGGTTCCACACGGCGTCGACTGCTTCTCGTTGGTAATATCGGGGTTGCACTGCTTGACGTCCTTGCCTTAATCTCTTTGCTTGTCTTCAAAAACACGGTCGGGAGCTTGTCATTGTCCTCCCGACCGTGTTTCTTTCGGTCTGTCCCGAGCGGAAAGACGCTCACTTTGTCCTTCCGGCAATTTGTCATAACCGTTTAAATGCCGTTTACGGCTTTCTCCACGTGTTCATCAATCATGTCGACGCATTTGATGTAACCTGCTGCGTCGATCAGGTTGTCTCGCTTTGGTGAATTGATTTCTCGAGCCAGCTTGAGTCCGATCATCATCAGTGCGACTTCGCGAGGCAGGAGTGGGCGACGAAGCACTCCCTCCATTTGGATTGACCAGATTGCCGCAATTCGTCGATGATTCTCGTAAGGATGACCGTAGTCACGGCTCCTTGACTCTCCCGCGATTTCATCCGCTTCCGTGAGGATGCTCATCTATCTGATCCTTAAGTGTGTTCCGTTCGTGAGGAGGCAACCGGGAACACGTTGACCAGCCTTCAGAAGGTCTTTAATTGCGGTCTTGTCGACGATTCGTTCAGAAGGGCGGTCGAATTCTCTTGGCACAAGATCCAAATCGAACACATCAACGCCAGGCGGATTCGATTGAATGGCCACAGTGAAGACGTCATCCACCTTGAGCTTCTTTTCCCCGAGCGACTCGAGGTTGTCTTTCATATACGTCTTGAGCCGGTCGGTGGCCCGACCTGCGTACTGTGCTTTCTTGGCGAAAAATTGGCTTTCAAACTTCGCCGCGGCTTCCGTTGCTTCAAGCTGTCGAACGACCCGACACAAGGCCGCCAGCTTGTCCTTAATGTCTCCTTCGAGGTTGCTTAGGACGGCAACGAAGTCCGCCTCCAATGCGCCGGTCTCGTCGTCCATCGCCCCGAACGCGAGGTCGGAAAGCAATTGATACTGTTCAGTAAGTTCGTAGAGTGCGACCACAACCGGCCCTTTCGAAAAGGCGGGAGCGAACTCCCGCCAAGATTTGATTAACTACCACGGAGCGGAAGCCATTGGTTGTGCTGCAACCGATGGAGTCACTTGAGCGATCGGCTGCACAGGCCCGGCCTGTCGCGGCTTGAAGCCGTTTATGTTGTTTTCCAGTTGGCCAGAACTTTTGTTCTTCTTCTGCCCCACCGAAATCTTCATCGGCTTGTTGTGAAGGTCGCTCGTATCGTTCGGAGTCATCACTCCAACCGCTCGGCAGATTGCAGACAATTGACCTTTGGCAATCTGAACGGCTTCTTCGTTTTTGTTCCAAAGGTTCAGGTTCAACCAAAGCTTGCGGTTCTGATAATGGCCAGCCTGGCAAATCTGGAACGTGAGCGAGATATACGAGCCGTCGCCAGCCTGCGTATCCTTCTTCTCGCTATCCGTGATGATCGCGTCATAGTCGCCTTTGTCGATCAGTCCGAAACCCTTGTTTGGCTCGACCGTATTGGCGTCAAATCCTGCGAGTGCTACCATGTTCGTATTTTCCTTTTCGTTAGAATAAATTGGTTTCTGCGAGTTCTTTTGCTGCTTCGTTGGATGGTGTTTTGCTTGATCCGTCGCGGACAATTCCGTTGATGTTGCCCTCCTGTGGTGCGGCTGTATTTCTCTTGGCCATGATGTACTGGGCGTACGAATTGAAGTTCGCCGGGATTTCGCACGGCATCGACAATCGATTCTTCGCAACCACGCTACCCGTGTCGTACGTGATCAAAACCCGTTCTTCGGTTCCGATGACAATGTTGCGATCCTTATTGAATCCAAGGTCTTCTTTCTTGGTGAAGGTCTTCTTCTTGAGGAAAAAGACCTCGTCGCAGAACTCAACCAATGGTCCTTGAACCTTGTCGTGCAGGTCCGGCTCCCACCGTTCGTACGAAACGCCATCGGGCGGATTGTGTTTGACAGCTTTGGCGTGACAGATAAGCACCACAGCCAGACCGCGTGAGTTCAGAGCGCGAAGGTGGTTTATCACAACCCGCTCAAAAGCTTCCGCACTCAACGTATATCCCTTGCCGTATCCAAAAGCCTCGATCGACTCTTTCCCGTCTTTCCGTGCCACGTCTTGTTGGACTAGCTTTTCAAGCCAGTCGATTGAATCGATGGCAACAGTCTTGAAGTCATGCTCGCTACAAAGATCCGACATAATTGTCTGGAACTCGGTGAAGTCTTTGATTCGATCCGTCCTGGCGACATCGATGTCGTCCGACCCGCCTTCGATGTCCACGATGACGCAACTCGGGAACGAACTGGCCAACGTCGTTTTCCCGGTCCCGTGTTCCCCGTACAGCAAAATGTTTCTTGGTTTTGATTTAACGCCTTTAGTGATTTTCATTTTCTTGGTTTCCTAGTTTGTTAGTTAATTCCAAAACCCAACCCGAACCACAACCAGGCCGCCAAGCTCAGTGTGGTACCGAACATTCAGTCGCGGCAGGCATCCGCGTCGGGGGATGGGTTAGTTCGATAATGCCATCTGTCTAAACAATGCCTCTTGCTCGTTCGTGTCCTGCTGAACTCTTGCGGCTTTTCTCATCACGTTCTGCACCATCGGTTCTTCTAGTTCTGTAACCGGAATGTAGACGTCGAGCGGTTCGGTTGATCCGATTCGGTTCGCACGCTTCACACACTGCCAATACTCTTCGTATGAGTCCTGCAATCCGCTGAAAACCATCTTCGTCGCGATTTGAAGATTGAGGCCGAACCCAAGTATTTTCGGCTTACTGATAAGCTGCTTGACGCGACCGGCCTTGAAGTCGTCGACCATCTTCTGGCGTTGCTCGTCTGGAGTGTCACCGCTGATCGATGCCGCATCTGGAAAGACTCGCTCCATCGATTCTTGCTCGTCGTTGTAATGGCACCAAATGATTGTTGACTTGTCGCCGAATGACTCGACGAGATTCCGAATGAATTCCGGCTTGTTCGTCGAGATCCCACCTTTACCCTTCGCGATCTGCGAGAGTTTTCCACGCATCCCAATTCCGCCGATGTTGTTTGCGAATAAATCGCCGGTTGCATCGCGTGACAGTTTTCGCTGTTCTTCTGTCAACGGAACCTGCTCGATATGGACGTTGATCGGCGGGACTGTTTCGCAATTGTCCTTCCATCCGTACACCGCAGGATTGGAAAGGAAGATGCACCAGTGCGACAGGTCACGATAGAACGGTCGGATTGCGTGCCGTTTCAGTTCCCATCGATTTTGTGTTTCTCCACGGTTGATGAAATACCGTGCAAGGAATTCGTTCACCGTTCGCTTGTGATCGAGAAACACCGAGTGATTCGCGTATTCGATTTGATCGTTTGGCGCAGGCGTTCCAGTGAAGCACGCTTTCCAATCCAGCCCGCTTCCGAGTTCGATTAACCGCGTACCCCATGCCCCGTAATGACTCTTCAGCATCGACGACTCATCCAGGATCAACGCGCCCAGATTTCCTTGAGTCAAGTTCTCGCGGATTGCTTCGTAGTTTGTGACTCCAATCTGTGAATCAATGGAGTCATTCGAGTTCAACCAGTATTGAAGATTCGCGGCCTTGACCTGTTCAATTCGCAGCTTCGGATAAAATCGTTTTGCTTCCGCGATCGTCTGGCTGACGACCATCAACGGCGAGACGATCAGAACCTTTTTTCCTCTGGCCTTTGCTGCGTGTTTGGCAAACTCCAGAAGAATCAACGTCTTGCCGAGTCCGCATTCTGCGAACACCGCGAACTTACGCTTTTGAATCGCCATCCGAGAGATGTCGCGTTGATAATCAAACAAGAACTTCGACGGCCTGTAATCTAGAGATTCGACTTTCCGAACCGTTCCATCCAATACGGAAGCGTACTCATCAGGAACAATCGCCTGACAACCTTTCCATGAATACGCCGGAACCGACTTCAGCCGGATGAATCGGCGATAATCTTCCATCGATGATGGTTCAAACAAAAGCTTCATCAACGGCCTCCGTGTCTGTTTCGTCCGATGTCTCGACGGGGTCTTCATCGCGAAAGAGTGATGATTGTTTTTCTGCCGCTAGGATTCGCTCCATTTTCGCGAGGTTCGCTCGTGCGGCTTTGAAGTACTCATCCTTGAGCTCACAGCCATAGAATCGACGTCTGAGCTTTAACGACACGTATCCCTCTGATCCGATGCCAGTGAACGGCGAGAACACCAATTCGCCGGGATTCGAGTACAACCGGACACATCGCTCGATTACGTCCAATTGAAGTGGGCAAATGTGCTTCGTATCGTCCTCGCCTTTGCCTTCCTTGACGTTCAGCGTGTTCGTTTCCCGAATGTCCATCCAAGCGGCTTCCGCCCAGTCGATCCACTGATTCCGGCTGACCTGACCGAGACCAACAACAGGAACTTCATTTTCACCAGGAGCACGGAATTTGATGATGTAGTCCGCGATCGTTCCGCGTTGCTTTGCCCGATCCGATTCCAGACCAGCGAACTGAAGCTCTCTTGATCGCGTGCGAATTGCTTGAGCCTGCGGATTTTTTCGAATGCACCAATCGTATTCGTAAATCAATCCGGCCCGCTCCCCGATGCGAATGTTGATCCCACGGAAATCACACAGGCCAACTTCGCCGGTTCGTTTCATTCGCGGAATCTGGCAGACGTGAACGCACGCCACTCGACCAGGCTTCAGCACGCGAGCCAAAGCCCGATAGAAGAATGAGAGATGGACTTTCGCTTCCGCACCCATCGTGTCTGTGTTTCCGATGTCCGATGGCGAACTCGAATACGCAAACAGCGATGGGAACGGTGGAGAGAACACCGCCATATCGACGCTCTCCGGTTCCATCTCTTCCGCCATGTGCGGAATACAATCACCGTGATAAACTTCCCAGTTCATTCGCCAACCTCCACCCACTCATAAACCGCGTAAAGCATCACCAATGTTTGTCGTCGTTTCTTCTTTCGGCTCTCTCATCCAAAAGCCGATCATGTTGTTCATCTGCGCGATCCTCTTCGTATCGTTCGCGCTCGTATCGCCGCTGCCGCTCGTCGTCTTCGTCTTCGGGCGCTCCGCAGCTTCCATTGGTCATATCCTGGTAGCTGTTCCACTGCGTCCGCCCTCCCATCCATCGAATCGTTTGCCGTAGTTCGTTGATCTCTTCGAGCCGAGTTGCAGCCAACCGCAAAGCACAATCACGCTGGAAACGCATGTCGTCGAGTTCGTATTTGGTGATCATCAATGCCCCCTAACCAAGCTCGTGGGATCATCGTCAATCCAGATGTCGATTTTCATGCCGCGTTCCGCACACACTTCGAGTTTCGATCGCAGGTTCGTGAACACCGTGTGCAAGTTGACCCCGTGCTCGATCTGAAACAGCTTGACGTCATCGCGGTTCTCTTCCGTGTCCCGTCGTGCTGTGACAATCGTTACCGTGTGGCCGAGATCCTTCGCTTTGTTCGCGAACCAGGACCACAGCACTGGATCAGCCGTCAGCGTGTTGTCGAAGTCGAGAGCGATATTCACTTGTCACCAACACTTTCCGGCTTCTTCTCGCAGAACTTCGCCCGCTTGATTTCAGTGTCTTTGTTCGCCTCAAATCCGAGACGCGGCGTCAATCCGTTTCGAATCACGTAGATTCGGCATGGTCCATTCACTTCGACGTAATCGCCTTCAGGTACTGCTAAGACGAGCATTTGCGTTCCTCCGTGAACTTGGTTCGATCCGTCAAAACATTCAGTGATTCCGTCAGGTCACGACCCTGATATCTCGGAGCGACCCGAGCATTGACGCATTCACAACATCGATCATGACTCGCTGTTGCCGCCCAAACTTCAACCGGTGTAGTTCGTGCGTTTAATCGTCCGGAATCTTTCAGCCGCTTCTCCGTGCGGCATGCAGGATCAGGCCCGCATCGGCGTCATTGCCATGTACGTCGTCGAGCAATCAAACGTCGCTTGCGTTGTGATCGCTTCAAGAATTGATATGGAGCCCAGTAGAACACCGGTTTGCCTTCAGCCGATTTCCGATATCCAAAGCTCTCCGTGCGACCGTATGTCTTCGCGGACAACTCCGACGAAAAGACGACCGTTGGCGCGTCGAATTGCTTCGCACGCATCGCCAAAGGCTGCCCGGTAAACTGATCTCGCTGGACACAGTTGCGAGCGTAGAAAGCTTGTTTTTTATTGAACCGACTCATTCGTCATAACTCCCGCTGATGTCCTTCAGGCTCTTAACCCACGCCAGCAACTTGTCTCTGTAATCCGGCATGCCAACCGGCGAATTGAAGTAAGCCGCCCGCGTTTCCGCTTCCGTCACCTTGATCAGTTCCGGTCGATACCGTGGCGTGTGTCCGCAGCCTACGTGACGTACGATGTTGGCTTGGCGCGTGACTCGTTTTTGTGAAAGGTCGAAGCCCATTGAATTACCTCCATGGCTCAACGATCGTTCCGGCAAAACCCGCCTTCAGAATTTCCGCGTCGGTCGAGTTCTGAATCTGGCCGACGAGCCGTTGTGCCTCCTGATACAACTGTTCCCGTTTGATGGCGACGGCACGCTTCAGCAGGGTCACGAACGTTTCGAGTTCTTCGCCCCATCGTGCGAGAATGAAGCAGTTGTTGTTTTGCCAGTCGTACTCACCGCCAGTATGGGCGACAAGAACAGGGTCTTTCACGGCAACTGATTCGCGATCCCACACGATGAGTCGCTTGAACATATTGAGCGATGACGCATGGGCTGCCACTTGGAGAACACGCAGAGGAATCGGCGATTCTTTATAGTTTTGAAGCGCAACGGCTCTCGGGCACAATGTGCGATACACAAACGTTTCTTCGGCAGTGATCTCTCGGTATGGGCAGCGACTCGCAAAGCCATCATCTCGCTTTGCCGTCAGTTCTGCTTGCCCCTTCAGTCCGAGCGACTCAATGAGCGACAACGCTTCTTCGGTTGCTTCGATCGGTTCCGCAGATGTTTCAGCACACTCAAATGTTTCGACTAGCATGATTCGCCTTTCGTATTTACCGTTTCACTCCCGCACCAATCCGAGTACCCCGCCTCGCTCAGTTCGTCGGCACAGTCGACCTTGGAAATCACCAACGCTGTCCAGAACACGAGGCAGCACGCCACGACTCCAAACACACCGATGCTGATTGCTATGGCCATGATTCGCTCCTTCAGCTATGTGCCAGTGCTTCTTCTTTGGTGATGTAGAAATGGATTCCGCCAGCACACTCGTTGCGGTAATCGTCGTCCCACACATTGCAGGCGACTCGCTTGCCAACTTCGTACTGCGTATTGCCGTCGTGAATGCTGATTCCGATCGCTTCCGCTGGAATCACTTCAAGCACGTCAACGAATTCAGCCCGGCACTTTCGACCGAATGCGTTTGATCGCTTCGCCTCTTCTGGCACCTTGATTTTGACGAGAACGCCGCCAGTGCATTTCTTCCAGCCGATTACGCTGCCTTCAGGCGGCACTGTCCTCGTGCGAGCGATGACGAGTTCTGCGTTGACCGCAGACGTGAGATTCGCAGACGTGAGATCCGCAGACCTGAGATTCGCAGACCTGAGATTCGCAGACGTGAGATCCGCAGACGTGAGATTCGCAGACCTGAGATTCGCAGACGTGAGATCCGCTCGTTCCCCGCCATCCTCACCGCGCAGCCACTTCACATGCTTTTCGAGGATGATCGCTAGTTCTTCTTTTGCGATTGTGCGGAGTGCCATTTGTGAATCTCTACGAGTTGTTGATTTAAAAACGGGGCGAGTCCGTGCCCCTGCGTCCCTGCCGCCGTCCGTGTCAGTCCGCTTGCTTAGAGATCCACGAACGAAACACCTGCGACTTACGAACAAGGTTTTCGACCAACTGGCTTTTATTGCCAACCGTGCGGAAACATTCCATTACAACCTTTGAGAGACGTAGCGTGACTGTTTCCGTTCGTCCGTGTGCCGCTGGCGGTCTTCCAGGTTTGCGTTTTATCGTTGTCATCACTTCCTCTCGTTTCGTTTCGTCGTTTGCATGTGCATATTTTATCTATCGTCATTTTGTTTTTGCAATCTCAAATCGATTCCGCAATATATTTTTGCGGAAATAGTTCGACATTTTTCAGGAACTACCACATATTGTATACCGACGGCTCTACGCGCCATACGAACGTGGCTGCCGTACGAATCACGGGCTGGTTGCGTTCTGCCTGCGGTATGGCGTGCTGTGATTGCGTTATTGACTAGCCGCAAGCCGCGCCTGCGTAACTCGATACCGATGCCGGTTGTCTAAAACACTGGCTAACGCTCGGTGATTTGCGGCGTGTTAGACAATCGATTGGCATCGGCGAGATCCAGCAGCTCGGTGTCGGTGAACGGTACAAATCGCTTTCGCCCCCGCACATGGAAGCGAACCTTGCGAACGTTCTTCGGCACCACTGGCACGAAGATGTCGATCTCTGGTTCGTCGCTCATCCGAACATCCCCCTGAATTCCGCGTCAAGCTCGTGGGCTACTTCACTGGTCCGATCGAGTAATCTTTTAGTACCATGCCGCGTTCAGCTTTTCCTCGTGTGTGCTGCGGTACCCAGAACTGACCGGCGTACTTTCCGAACAGTGGTTTCTCTTCAGTGTAATGGGCGAAGTGTCCACGGCACAGATGCAAAGCTTTCTGGATACCAACTTCGTCCGATCGTCCTTCTGTTCTCAATACTTCCTTCATCGGATTGATATTCAGGACGTGATACTTGATCTGTGGCGGGTTGTGCTTTCGAACCCAAGGACGATCTGGCTCGACTTCCTTGCCGGTCAATTCCGTGCGTGTGACGTTCTTGCAGTTTGCGAAGGACATGGCGAGAAGCGGTATGTGTAGCCTGCAATGCATGCTGTCGGCTATAGCCTGTTTGGCCTCCGCGCTGTTTGCGTGAATACCTCGAATTGCTGCTGGACTGACATTGCCGTCATAGTCAATCGTCAACTGAACAAATGGAGCGACGTAGAAGAACTCTCCCTTGAACACTTCCGTAAACGACGCTTGAACTATCCATCGCACATCATCGGCGAGGTCGTCAAAATTCCCGCTCTGATCGTCGTCAATTCTGTCAGACGCCGTGAGCAGGCACCCATTCTCGGTTCGAACACGTACGCCGCCAGTCGACGTGCGAACGGACGACCATTCCACATGTACACAATTTGCGAACGGAAGACAGCTTGGAAAGTCAGCTCGCGTGCTCCACGATTCCTTTGGTGAACTCCAGTAGTAATCCGACACGTTGTCAGCAACGACGAACACTGCTTGTTGGCAGCCGTTTCTGTATTGCAGGAAGCGGCCCCGCAGTTCTTCGCGAAGACCTTCGCTATCTCGCTGGCATTCCAATACGCCAGCCACATTCTGAATCGTCGCGATCCGATGAGCCATTCGTAACATTTTCGCCGATCCCCAAAAATGAGTTTCACGCACTTCAGGTTTATACCCTCTGCGCGCACCACAGGCCATTCTTAATACAGAAGAAGAGAAGACATGGTATTCCAATTCATCAGATGATTTTGTTCGGATTTGTAGCAAAGAGTTCCCCCCTACCCCCCATTGATTGGAGTAGGAGAAAACCGACTTTGACTACGTGACCAGACGCTCCCGTCCCGGACTCGCAGAAGCAACTGTCTGGCACACTAAGCGACTGCCAGAGGGTGACGGCATACCACCGTACTTGTTGCTCGACCCAGTTCCATCGCATCCATTGCGACTGAGTGACACGTCTTTCGCACGCGAATCGGTATCATCCTCAACCGTTTCGGGCTTAGTCCGGATAAAGAAAAAGCCCCGCACAGAGGGTCAAGCAATGTGCAGGGCTTCTATTGGCCACCCCGAAGGGTTTCTAGATACGCGGCATTGTGCAGTTGCTTGACCCAACATGCAAGGTCCATTTTCAGGATTGCTCCCACGGCCGGCTAGATCAAGTTGGGGAAAATCCCAACTGTGGCGGAAAATTTGTTTGCGGGGCCTGTCACCGAAGCCGATCTAGAATTTCAGCCGTTTCGTTCTCGCCGACTTCCGCGATGAATCTATTACGGGTGGCAGCGTAGAAGCTTTCGCGACTTTTCAGCACCCCGCGAGGTACGCTAGATGTCACCATCAGAATCGCCAGCAATACGTCGACATGCTGGTTGTTCACGTCAATTAACTTAATGATGGAATTGCACTCATCGGTTTGTCCGTCAATCAAAAGATCGTCGAAGTGACTGAGATAGGAAATGATTTCGTCGTCAACGCTGTTTGTCATTTCGAATCCACCAGCCTGCGCGTCGGACCATTCGGACCAGGCCCTCTACGAACAACCAGATTTGGCGAACTGGCCATTCCGTCAACGAATACTTTGTCAGCCATAATGCCATGCGCCCAGTTCTGTACGTACTCACAGTCAGGGCACTTCCATCCATCTTCAGACGCGATC